CTGGGCGCCTTCATCGAAGTCAGATGCAAACTCAGTCGTGCCATCTAGTAAAGACTGTAGATACGACTCTTCGTTGTCCTTTTGTATCTGCTGTGTTCCGTATCCCTTGATTCCGTCTGCGATATTGCCCATATATAGAGTGTTTGGTGATTAGTTGTGAGTATTGTACCTAATAGTACTTCATTTTTCTACGGGGGCGCCATTCTGCCCCTACGTCCTCGTCACTCGTTAGCTGTAGGAAGTTGCCCTCTCGAAAGCGCATTAGTGCCATCGTCATTGAGTCTACCTGGTCGTCGTGGTCACCTGCCGGAAATGCCTGAACCTCGTCAATTAAATCTCTCGCCCACAATTCGTCAGGCGCCCAGACCATCCCAGAGCGGAAAAAGTCACTTACGGAGTGTAATCGGGTGATTTTATCCTGTCCACCGCCACCTTTTCTCTTCCCCGGACTATATTCCTGTACTGGAATGCCCCTGGCGCGCATCTCTTGAGCTAGTGGCCCGCCTGAGCCTTTCGCTTCGACTACTACTGTGTCGGGCTCCCAGTATGCATAGAGTCTATACGCCTCGTCTTTGAGTTCTGGAAACTCAAACCTGTCGCGCACCACATCTAACATGACCACATGCGCTTCGCGCCCGTCATAAGTGTTCTTTTCCCCGTTTTTACGCTCAAATTCCCCGTCTGGATAGAAAACACCCCAGGTTGAGATGACTGAGTAGTCCGCAGTCTCTCTTTTTGAGTAGGCTGTGTCGTACGATTGTATGATATATGAGCACTGAGGTGGGGTTTTGTGAGGCCACTCCATCCACCAGTCCTTTTTAACGATTGCGCCTTCCGTTGCAGTTGGATTTTGTAGCCATTCGGAGTTCCAGTGACGCGCGTCAAGGGAGTTTTTAACCTTTTCGAGTGCTTCTGAGGTCCAGAACTCTGGCCAAAGCGGTTTTCCTGACTTAGGCAGCACTGCAGGGAACTCAATGACCTCCCACTGGTCTGCTTTAGGGTTTTTAGTCTGTTCTTGGAGTAATTTACCCGTTAAATCCTTGACCGACCAGCGAGTTTGCACCACGAGTATGTTTCCACCCGGCATTAAACGCTGTCTTGGGCCTGCTAGGTAGTATTCCCACACATCATCGAATACTTTAGGTTGCGATACGCACGATTCGGTGAACGGGTCATCGATAATCAGTAGGTCTGCACCACGGCCTGTTACAGAAGAGCCGACACCCGCGGAAAATGACTCTCCGCCCTTGTTAACCTGCCAGCGACCCGCTGATTTGGAGTCTGAACGCACTTCAATGCCTGGGAATACGTCTTTAAACCTATCTGAGCCGATTACATCCTTCACTTGACGACCGAACTTCACTGCGAGCTCCGCGACATTCGCAATGTTCATGAGTTGCGCTGCAGGGGAGTTGCCGATAAAGAACGCTGGTAGGTATTGGGAGGTTAAATAGGACTTACCGTGCCTCGGAGGCATGTTGATAATGATTCTTTTGTCATTTTCGTGTACGATTTTATTGAAAGCTGCGCCCATTATCGCGTGATGCCTGCCAACCATGAAGTTTGGGTCCATGTACTGACAGAATGTTATGAAATCCTTTCTACAGAGTTCCATATGCTTACGATGTGCGAGGTCCTCTCTCAAGGAAAGCGCTTCACGGAGCTGTACTTCCGTTAATGTGGTGTAGTCTAGCTGTGTGGTGTCTTCTGCCGGGGCTTCCGTAGTGACTGCAAAGGGGTCGTTGTTACTCACCTGCGAAATCCGCGTCGCTAAAAGGGAGTTCTTCCTCGGCTTCAAATATCTCTGCTCCGGCCTCCACTAAAGGAGTTACCTGGTTGCCTTCTAGTGCTTGTAATCGAGCAATGACTTCCGCTTTAGATATCTTGTCGACACCGTCGTCTTTAGCTTCTTCAGCCTTCATCTTCGGGAAGCAATACGCGGCTACCTCTTTGTGACACTGGATTCTATCCTTGATGTCGACTTCCTCGTCCATAGCCAGCTCGGCCATCGCTAGTACAGGGTTGTAGTTGGGGTAGTTAATTGCTAGCAGATTTGCTACAAATTTTTTTCGACTTGCCATATTCTCCTTTGGTGCACGTTTTACTGTGAGCGTTTAGTTTAGCATATTAAAAAATTTTTAACAACCCTAATTTCACACTTAAGATTGCTAGAATCGAAATTTTCACGCGGAGAACCCGGAAAAGTGACTGGGACTCCGCCGTTGCTGTGCGGGGGGGGTGGGTGGCGCGTATCCGGCCGATTTAAAGTGCTACCCGCCCCAAATACCACGCAACACAGCCCAAACACCACGCCACGCGCGCCAATACGTGCCCTTAAACGTGCGATTATAAGTAACCCGCTACAAATACCCGCCGTCGATTTAAAGTACTTTAAATGGGCGATTTAAAGTGCAACACGCGACGCGCGCCACGCAATGCCCGCAAAGGGGCGCCCGCGTTTTCATTTCAAATAACACGCAACACGCGACAAGCCCCGCGCGCCAAGGGTTTCAGGCGTCCTGAAACGGGGTTATTAGTGGCGATTTAAAGTTTATTTGTTAAATAGTGTTTACTAAGTGTGCATTTAGGGTATTATCCGCCCATGGATTGAGCGAAACGCGCCACGCCTTTCCTAGTACCACCTCTTATAGAGCGCATTAATAATAAGGAAACAACACCATGACTATATTAAACGAAACACTAACTACATTGCTAGCGACATACAGCGCGGGTGATATTAACAATGAGTTGCATAACATACAGCAACGCATTAACCGTATTGCAGAATTAACGGCGCAACGCGACAGCATTAACGCAGAACTAGCCGGACTAACGGACGCGGTAGCAATAGAGACAGCAAGTGAAACAGTAGCAGAATTAACCGGCGCTATTGAATTAGAGCAACGCGAATTAGCGCGCCTTGTGTCAATATCTAGCGGACGTGCCCGCGGTATGACTTTAGGAATTGAGATTGAGTTTATTGCACCTATGGGTATGCAATCTTTTAGAGATTGCGTACAAGAGCAACTAGACACCACTACAAGCGGTGTTAGAATTTCAAGCCAGACGGGCGGGCTACATAACAACACAGCTACCATGTGGCAAATAGCAAGTGACTCTAGTATTCGTGCGGGCGCAGGTTACGGCATGGAATTAATTAGCCCTATTCTAAAGGGTGAAAAAGGGCTAATGCAGGCTGTGGCAATCATGGACGCAATAGAGCACTGTGGGGCGTATGTTAACCGCTCATGTGGTGTACACGTTCATTTTGGCGTTGAGCGCATGGACTATGCAAGCGTATTACGTATCATCGAAACTTACGCACTAAATCAAGAGTTAATAAAATCTACATTACCGGCAAGCCGTCGCAATGAGCACTTTATTAGAGACATACCGCTTACCCGCAATGACTCTACCGGATTTGATACTTACGGCGCATCGCTTGCACGCTTTCAAGAATTTGCAACCGGTAATTTCTCAACTGCAGAAGTTGTGGCCAATATGGGCGGTAGTACTAGCTATCACGACAGCCGTTATTTTGCGGTCAATCTATTGGGCGCATACTCTAGACACAAGACAATAGAATTTAGAGCGCTAGCCGGTACTGTTGAAAGTGAAAAACTTGAAATGTGGGTACGCTTTTTGCATCTAATTGTTAAGTCCGCAGAAACCAACCGCAACACCAACCGCGCCTATGACAACATAACGGAAATGTGCAACACGCTAGCAGATAAAACAGATTTAAACCTAGAGCACGCAACGCGAAACCCTACCACCGATTGGGCGCAGATGGTTAACGCCATTAAAACCGGTACTGATAATGGCACAACGCAGAGCCCGTACCGCTCACGCGCCAAAACACAGCTAGCCGGCAAGGCAATAGGTGAATGGATGCAACAGCGCGCCTATACAATAAACGGCTAAACCGCCAAATTGCCCCGTAAAGGGGCGATTTAAAGTAAGCCTACTTAGTACCCCAAAACAAATTAATAATAAAAGGAAACACATGCTATGACCCACTCAACCCACCACAACAGAATTAAAAACCACAAGCGCGCGAAACAATCACGCACAACTAAAAACACAGACACGCAGAAAATGGCATACGCCATGCGTGGCGGTAGAAACTTTAATTAACCAATAAGGAAACCTAAAAATGACTTACTCACATCTAACAGACAATGAGATGCTATCTCTAATAGCTAGCAACACGCAAGGCAAAACAAACGCGCAACTAATAGAGATAATAGAGGCTTTATCCGAAAGGGTAGAGCGTGCCCAAATAGACACGCAAGACTCACTAGATGATATCGCGAATACCCTAGACGAATTTAATACCGCTTATGCAACCGTATCAAGTGACATCCCCGCAGATATAACCGATGAATACAATGCAGAATTAAAACTATTGCGTGACACCGTTACAAACTACTTATAACAACCCAAAAGGATAAACCATGAAAAATACCGAAATAACCAAAATGCTACTAGCCCTAAGAATTGCCTTTATAGGCGCTTTAATCGTATTACCTATAGCAGTAGTGGCAATGGACGCAAAGACCGCCACAATCTCAATAGGCTTGCTTGTAGCTAGTGCATTCGCTTATACATCACTACAAAAGGAAATGAAATAATGACTTACTTAATAATTATGTTTGAAACTATCCTAGGTGTGTCTCTAGCCCTAGGCTTTTGCGTACTAGGTGTTTATGTAGTCAAGCAGATATGCACTAGGGGGAAATGAAATGGAAATACAAGAATTAATCGACGCGCTCAACTTCACACTTAATACTTCGTGCGGAAACCTATCGCCCCAAACCATCGACTTAATCGTCGAGCGTATCCATGAGCTAAAAGAGCTTTTAGAGACGTCCTAATAACCCCCTAAAAATAACCCACTAGCCGGACATCAAAATCCGGCTTTTTTACGCCCAAATTAAAAAACTGTTGCAAAAACCCCACAACGGAAAATACCCTACTATCTCACTAGGCCTTTACAAGATTTGTTACACGTTGTTACACTATTTTTACACTCTCACAGAAAACGTATTTTTATACTTCTAATTAAGTGTGTATTTAGGGATATATAGCTTTTATTTTTTATTCTTATTAAACTAAAGTAATAATGTAACAAGAGTAACAAAGAGATATAGACCTCACTCAATTAACTCTTTTTTGTGACGCGCAACCCGTACCTAATCCGTAACTTTTAGTGTAACAATATAAGCCTTTACTAATATAACAATCGGCTAATATTAGCCATTACCGATACTGTTACACTTTGTGACACTTTCGACCCCAATGTGTAACAACAATGTGTAACAGCTCTTTTCATAGTTATATTATATATATAAATATAATAAACTATTGACACGTGTTAAACCATGTGTATAATCAGGCTCAGAGGTTGTAAAAATACAACACTCTATTTTGATAACAATTAGAAGGTAAATAACATGAAAAAAATAACCGTTTTTAAACGTCCTCAACTAGCAACTTTACGTCGTGAATTAGACCTAGAATTGAAACAGCTTGGCGCGCGTCTCGGACTGAATATCTCTTCGGGAAATATCTCTTACGAGAGTAATGAGTGTACTATAAAGGTAAAGGCTCAAATAAAGGGCTCATTAACACGCGCTCAGCAATCAATCGGTATGCACGCATCTTTACTAGGCTTAAATAACATTAAATACGGCTCAGTACTCCACTCACAACGCAATGGCGCGCTTACTTTAGTAGACTACAAGCCACGCTCCCCTAAGTACCCGTGGATAGCAGAACTCACTAATGGCAATCAAGTCAAACTCACTGATGCGTGGCTAAAACAACTTGCAACTACTGTAGAGGTGGCATAATGTATTTAGAAAAAGCAATGCTAACAGCACCCCGAAAAGGCGCTCTATTCTGTAACGCAATCGATGAAAACCCCTACGACTCAATAGAGTGGTCAAATCGTATGCCCGCGGATGGCTATTCGTTTTCAACTAATGTGGACGGCTCAGCAGAACTCACTTTCACCCATCACTTCGCATGTTACGATGGTTGGGACTCAGTGTCCCACGGCAATACTTTTAACTCACTAACGCACGCAGTAGCCTACGCGTGGCGCGCGTCGTTCGACACGTTCGACTTATGTACTAACAATCAACAATCAAACAAGGACACAGCACATGACTAATATCGCACTAACATGGTACACATATAAGCAACAGCACGTACAACGCACCTCTCTAAAGCTGTCGCGTGCCGACTACGCGGTATATTTGTATATACAGGCGCACCCTCGTACAACACGTGCCATTATTGATAGGGATGAATGCTTTAGCGATATGTCGCTTAGTACGCTAAAACGTACTGTAAATCGCCTACATAGTCTTAATCTTATAACCGCCACTCCCTCGAAGAGGGATAGAAGGCAAGTGGAGCTAACAGCATGAAGAATATCGACTTCGTACAAATCGCGAGCAGGGAATATCTAACCGACCAGCTACCGAGTGGCTGGGAACAGCTACCCGATAAAGAGGTGGATGCCTTTATATCGGCACATCTAATCGCTACTTTTGATTATTGGGAGCCCGAAGGGTTATGGGAACTCATTACTAACCACGCAACCTCATTAGAGAGTATGTACGCTTTAGGGCGCTCAGACGAGCGCACTCTTAACCAACCGAGATAAACAGAGTAAAAACTCTAAAACGGCGCGCCCGAAACGGCGCCCACACCCCTCTTATACTCTCTAGCACAGCTACCCTCAGCCTCGTCAGCCCATTTGGCGATGTTGCGTATCGCAACAGTACGTATCTGCACACCATCTATTCGGATGGTCTTGTTGTTGGGTAATAGTCCCTCAGCAACCTGTGCGAGTGGGCGAATAACCGCACCTACTCGCTTAGCAGACACATTCTTATTGAACTCGTCCTTGTAAGCCTTGACAACGTCAGAAAGTCTAACGATATCGGACTTGAGAGGTGCCTGTTGTAAGTGATAGGCCTCAGTAATCCAATCTTCAACGTCAGAAGAACTATCAGCAACAAGCTCAGCGCGTGATGCAGTCATAGGCGCGTTGGCATGTGGATTGAAACCGCTTAAGTCCCGCGCCATCAAGTAGCCCAGAATTACAGACAGCCCGTCAGCACTATGTGCCCATTTAAAGTAGTCGCCCCCCTTGTACCACGGCTCAATATGCTCCGCAATCTGGGCGCGCGACATGTAGATGGTCTTACTCTTATAGATAAACAGTCTTCGGTCGCCTTCACTAACAGCCATCGGGAACGCGTGGTTCGTGTTCATCCAAATTTGGCAGTAGTTGCGTTGGAACTTTTGGGCACCGCCCTTGATGTTAACTGAAACGGTTGTATCTGTAATCAGAGGTTTAAGTCTGTCTAGCAAGTCCCACTTGTTGTTGGCGGACTTAATTTCATCCATTAGAATGAATCTTGTGTCAATCAGCCAATTGTTAAATTGTGAGTTAACGGCGTTGGAATCGGGTGTCGAGTAGTTACTCTCCCCTACCAACTTACCAATCAAGTCTCCTAACGATGTTTTACCTGTGCCCTGCCCATGCATCATTAGAATAGCCCAAGCGGTTTTCTCTCTAGGCTTTTGTACTGTAAATGCAATCCAATCTAGCAAATGCTCGGTTAGCTCTTCGTTGTAATCCACCAGAGAACTAACGTGCGATTTAAAGTCGGTTGCATCTCCCTCAGCAGGGGTGACGTGAGTACCTCTCCATGAGTTAAGGCACGTTGTTTCCCCTACGTAAGCACCGGTTTCGCAGTTGAACACTTCGCCTCGGTCGATAACATGTTTGTCGGGCATGTAAGCGCGTGCAGTAACCTGTGGCGCGCGTTCCTCTATAATCTTAGGGGCTTTTTTACCAAGAGTACGGCCGAATGTCCTGCCTAGTGCAGTTGATGTAGAGTATTTAGTACCTAACATAACATCTCGGTAGCTGTCCTCGTCAGCAACATATACCAAGTAAGGGTGTGACTCACTAACATCCACGTCACCTATTGCGTCAACATCGCGGTAAGTCAGCTCAGTGAACTTAGGGATGGTGTAAGCGCCCTCGGTAATCCAGCTTTTGATGCTAACCATGACATCAGCGGGCAGTAACTCAGCTAGTCGCTTGTATCCTTGAGTAAGGTCGCCATTTTTCCAGCGGTCGATTGTACCGTTTACTTCATTTCGAAGACGGGCAGACTTTTCCTCGTCGCCCGCAGTGGCCATAACCCAGTCCATCATGTCATAGACGGCATCTGGGTCGATATTCGTACCCGATTTGAGTAGTAAGCCTGTGGTGGCAAGTGCTAGGTCGTGTCGATTACCGTCCATCTGTTTCCAGACAACACTCATTAAAGTAAGGAAGGCCATGGTGTCACAGGCAGATTCAATCAACTCTAAATCGTCAAGTTGAGCGAAATCATCCTCCCAGACGCCTTCGGAGAACCCGTGCCATCTAATGGACTCGCCGGACGTGTGAATACTAGGCGGGACTACTGTTTGAGCAGAATTACCTCGTAACTCGACGATGACAGCCTTGTCAGCATCAGCGATTGACGCGGGAAGTGACCACTTGCGTGATTTGACACCCTTTTCTTCAAAAGAGGGTGCGAGGTTGTAGATGTAATGTGAATTTGGCGCGGTTTTCCTACCAAACCGACGTGTCGGGGGTAGGAGCAGGGGCGCAAGCGCTCTAGCTTCGGGTCTATCTAGGTCGATATCGACCTGCTTCTTACCAAGAATTAAGCCTAAGTTGTGGGGCGTGTTGCCATACTCACTTATAAACGACTCATAGTCTAGGACATGTGTATTCCATTTCGACATGATAGGCGCTTTGCCTTTAAACTTGACGGGTGTTAGTTGCCAACCCCAGTTGAGATAGTACTCTCTGGTTGCATTGGCGGACGTTTGTATGAAATCTATTACTTTAGGGTCTTGCTCGACGGACATTACTTTTTCTCCTCATATAAATGTAGTATTTGTTGCTCTCCCCCGAAATACTGTTATAATTACCCTATTACTTAATTATCTCCTCAAGATTGATAGGTAACTTAAAGCCTGCAACTACGTTTTGCGGGCTTTTTTACGTGCTTCGGAACTTACAAGTATAAACTAAACGCTCATTACTAGAGAGTCAATTTTCTCTGCGCGTGTCATAGGGCTATCAAACCCCTGCTCTGAACGTATTTCCTTGATGCCACGCTCGATAGCGATTCGTAGGCTCTCAGTCTTGCCTACAGGGTAGCCGATTAGCTCGGTTAGCTCGTCGCGGAACTTTTCAATGTCCTTTTGCTTGTCCTGTGACACTCTTAGGGCAATAGTGTGTACTTTACTCTTCATTTGTAACTCCTTTTGTTTTATGAAATGCTGATTATACAGTTAGTTGTATATATATGTAATTTATTTTAAAATAATGCTTGACTTATGTGTGTAATTAGATATAATGGCCTCAGCGATTGAGAAAAAGACCGCTATTTTTAAACTAGAAGGAATATAAACATGAACAAAAAACCACACCAATTTTATTTAACTCCAGAAGAGATTGTGAAGAAGGGCTACTTATACGTAGCCTACGGTAGCAACCTCGATTTAGAGCAGATGCAATATAGAACACCCTCGGCGGAGCCTATTACCACTATCGAACTCCCTAATTGGCAGTTAGTCTTTAACGGTGTCGCGGATATCGTACCAAAGGACGGTGCAAGCGTGTCATTGGGCGTGTTTGAGATTACAAGTGCCGAGGATTGGAAAGCGTTACATAGATATGAGGGAACCCGCCCTACAAATGCGCTGTATTACTTAACTGAGATTGAAACTGAGCACGGTACGGCGCTAACTTACACGATGGGTGTCGGAAATATCATTAGTGCACCTAGTGACCACTATTATGACACGATTGAAAGAGGGTATCACCACTTTGGGATGGATTTAAAGCCTTTAGAGGACGCACGAAAGCATGCAGAGTCAAAAAGACCCCGTAAAAACACGTGGTACGCAAACTATTTAAATAGTAAAACGAGGACTACTTATGCATACTAATTATAAGATAACCGAGACACCTAATTACGAGGTGGCCATAGCTACCGACGGTAAGAAGGGCTACTTTGAACACCATGAACTAGGCGACGAGCATGGTGGCGGGTTGTGGTTTGATGACGGCGCACTGAGAGATTACGACGGCGTGCCGTACCTACCAAGAGAAGTATCAATTGAACTAGAAAAAAGAGGTGTAGACATCTCTTACTTAAGCGAGGAGCTTTAAATGAAAAACAAACAACAAGTAGCACATTTATTATTATATAGAGAAGATTTTATTACAACCGATATTTGGATACAAGTGTGTGACACTTTGCGCGTAAACCCCGACGAAGGCGATACAATCACGGTGTACTGGGACATTCCCGCCGATATCAAGTGGACTGAGGAGAACTAAGATGGGTGGAGAACTAACATTTACGTGGACTTACGAGGATTACTTAGCGGTAACAAAGCGTGAGGATAACGAGGCTACAGCTGAGAGATGGGTAAAGGTTGTGGATTTAATTGATAACAAACATTACGAAAGTGTTAATGACGAGATTAGAGGCACTATTGATTTTGTTGATAAAGAAATATTAAAAGAGGAGAAATAAGATGGACACTAAAAGAATAGAAACGGGCGGGGGTAATTATCTAATTCAAGTAAACGATAATAATCGTGTTTTAATAATTGGCGAAGGTTTGGTTACTGTTTGGGAAACTGAAGAAGAATTTTATCAAAATCTTGATGGGGCTAATAATCAAGCCTTAGACACATTCGAATACTAATAGGGGGGAATAAAATGACAGATTGGAACGAAAAAAGAGATAATCACAAACTATCTAAAACGTGGGTTAGATATGCATGTTCACAGTTGCACATCTATCAAGAGCAAAAACATTACTTAATAAAAGAAAGAGATGCTCTATTAAAAGAGTTAAAACAATTAAGAGGAGAATTAATATGAAATATACAGTATGGGTGGGTGGAACTGAAGTTACGGATTACCTCGTAGACAGAGATACAGCCGATGAAATATTAATGGACTGGTTAGACAAAGGATACGATGAAAAAGACGTATGGATTGATGAAGTAGTAACACAAATAGACAGAGCAAAAGAGGACGCACGATGAACGCAGTAACGACTAAGGTATTCATTGAATACGAACAGATGAGTGAAAAAGTAAGTAAGCTGAAGAGTTTTATAGCTAGCTCCGAAATGGACGAGCTATCTGAAGAGTCTAAACGACTGTTGATATCTCAATTAGCCGTGATGCGTCCATATTTGGACGTACTGCGTGACCGATTGAGTTACCTGTTGAGTGAAGAGAAATGAAAACCATGCACCATGTGTGTATTTAATGTAGAATAGCGAATCACTATGATGGAAGAATATACAGACGCCGAACTAGAGTACATAACAGAGACGTCCGAGACGTTGCAGAGGTTTGCCCTTGGAGCAGAGGAAGTTTTGTCCGGTTTGGACTATGACAGCGCGTTTAGGTTTGTCTTAGGTGTGTCTCAAACTGCACAAGAGCATATATCTAATATACTTAATGATGTAGCGCATGGCAAGGGGTCAGAGGAGCAGATTAGATTAGCTGTAACCCACTTAGCCCCCGCCTGTTTAATACTAACTCAGGTTTTGTATGCCTCCCTTGATAGCCGAGTACTCATCGACCGCTCTAAGTTTGTCGACGCACTATCAGAACGAGCCACTGCGACAGCGGAGATGGCACTTAACCAACTTGAGGGAAAAACACATGCTCATTAGCAAGGAAAAAGCACAGCTTATATTTTCAGAAAGAGAAGGCAGAGAGTCATTTAAAGCGCCTTTTAAGGATATTAATGGATTGGCACTAACCATATATGCACAACTCCGTAAGAAGCCGGAGCATGAGTTTATGTTGATGTACTATCGTAACAGTGCACATGTTATGCTGATGGACTTAGAGGAGAACTTCACTAAGAAATTCTCAGACGCTATGGAGACCATAGAGCAATTCTCCTGTCAGAACAAGACTGTGGATAAAGAGTACTGCACGGTGGGTATATACTCGATTGAAGGGTCGAAGGGGATGCTTAAGCATTGGATACTGCACGATTTAAAGTACATGAAAGAGGAGCTGGAGAAGGAAAATGATGGATGATATTTACAAAGGCCAGACGTTTTGCGATGCGGACGAGTGTCTTGAGATAAGCTGTCAGCACCATCAGCAACGTATAGATGTAATAGAATACGAACAATCTGGCAAGCGTCTGTCTATTAAGGACTATCGTAAAGACTGCGAGGATTACACCCCTCCCGTATTTAATCTATACGATGTATTCGAGGTCGGATACATATGTGAGGACTGCACCCATGGTTTCTATGAGGCAGACTTAGAGGACGAGCCTAGGGGCAGAGGGTGTCGCGTATTAGAGGACTCTTTAGACGAAACAGAGTGCCCCGAATATTTCATATGTGGAAAGGAGAAATAACATGCCTGTATATGTGGATTTAGTAAAACAGAAATTTGGTAGGCTGTCCGTTATAAGTCGCGCACCGTCGCGTAAGGCAGACCGTCGTGCTATGTGGAACTGCTTATGTGGTTGCGGTAATAAGCACATCGTATCTACAGCAGACTTACGTGGGGGTAGAGTACGTTCATGCGGTTGCTTGATACTTGAGCGCGATGAAAAAGGACGTGTTGCACATAAAAAACTTTAAATAAGCTTACACCAAGTGTTTATTTAGGGTATATTTAAATCTCTTTACTTTAACTCTTAGGAGGATAAAGCAAAGTTGACGGCAGACCCGCTCCGATATGCGGGTACAGTAGAGTACAGGGGGCTTTCTTAATGTTTTCCCCTTTTCATGCGCCTTGGCTTTGGCGTGTACGATAAAGCCAGTACGCTAAGTGGGAGATACCTTATTGCCTCCCTCCTTATTATTAGCCAGCTCGAGAGTGCTGGTGTACGAGAAACTCTCACCTAACACATAGTCGCGATGACCGACTTTAAACAGACATCAATTTAGAATAACAAATAGAAGGAGAATAAGATGGAAAACATTGATATGTTTGAGGTACTACTTGGTTTTGGCATGTTATATATGGCATGGTTACTATCCTATATGATGGATTTTAACGATGACGTTATTAACGAGGGTAAGAAAAGTGCCAAACTATAAATTTAATGAGGACAGTGTCCTAGGAAACTTAAGTAGCTATATCGACGGAACGTATGACCAGCATTATACGAACAGGAATAATGACGTACAGGCGTTGGATGTTTACCAAGCGCGAGGAACGCTCACTAACACGGCGATTGACAACGCAATCAAGTATCTTATGCGCTACGGCAAGAAAGATGGCTTAAATCAAAAGGATTTGCTTAAGGCGATGCATTACTTAGTCATTGCCATGGGTAATGAGGAACGTATTGAGGACGCTATTATTGCCTACGAGCCCGAGATACTCTCAGCAGAGGTAGTGATACTTCACGGCGTACAGTTTGACCTATACGTGACGTTTACAGACGGAACACAGCGTAAGGTACTAATGAATAAGATACTGACAAAACAGTATGACTACCTACGCTCAGACGGTATGAAGTTTAGAGACACTTTCAGTTTTTCGCCTTTTCTAGTACAATGGGATGACTATGTACTAGACTACACAGCAGATGAACTTTACTCCATGGGGGAGAAACGAGACTATGTACCAAGACGAAGCGTGGGATGAATACTGGGAGCGCGTAGAGCGCAACCAAAAGAAAAAGAAAGTAATAAACAACGTCACTTAGAAAGAGGGTGTCGTACAATTTAAAGGAATAACATGCTAGTTTGGAAACAAGGCATTAAGAAAACAGCCCCTATGGTACAGGCTCGGTTAGATATGCCCGTACCCTTACCAGAGGATTTAAAAGAATATGTACATCCAAGTCTACCCGAGATTGAAGCAGGCGTACCATTCGCCTTTGACACAGAAACTACTGGCCTATCTCCTCACGGGGATGACCGTATTGTTGGTTATTCCGTTAGTATTGCTGGCGGGAGTAGTTTTTATGTTGCTTTTCGTCACGATGGCGACAGTGGCAATATGGATGAGCAAGTAGCACTCGACTATTTAAAGTATCTAATGGAGTTGCCTAACCTTAAAGTGATGGCTAACGCTAACTTCGACTTACGGTTTGTGATGGCAGAGGGCATTACACCCCAGCCTCCTTTCTTCGATGTACTGCTTGCAGAGCGTTTGGTTAATGAGTACCGACGCAGTTACTCGCTGGACGCTCTAGGTGAGTTATACACAGGCGAAGGTAAAGAAGAGGACTTATTATATGAGTGGTGTCACCAGAGATTTGGCGGGCGTAAAGGTCGCTCACAGGCGGGCAACATTTGGCGGGCACCTATTAAACTGGTTGAGCCTTACGCACGAATTGACGCAGAACTGACCTTAGATATCTATGTCAAGCAACAGGAGTTGATTAAGCAGGCTGATGTGGGTGAGATTACAGACCTAGAGATGCGCTTGATTGAGCCTATCTTACATATGACAGCTAAAGGCATCCGTATGGACGAGCCTAAGCTAAGAGCGTTGGGTGACGAACTAGTGACTGAGAGTCGCACACTGACTAAGGCACTCACGCAGATTGCAGGTAGAACTGTCAACGTCAACGCAGGCAGAGACATACAACGTGCGTTCGATGAGCTGGGTGTCGCGTATCCAACTACAGACAAAGGCAATCCGTCGTTTACAGCTGACTTTTTAAAGTCATGTGATGCACCTATTGCACAGGCGATTAGCGCGTGTCGCAAGAACACCAAACTAATGAACTCTTTTATTGAAGGCGCCTACAAGAAGTATGTAGTAGATGGTCGCTTATACGCTGGCTTTAATCAGATTGGCGCTGTGACTGGGCGTATGTCCTCGTCGCGCCCTAACCTACAACAAACCCCTCGTGATGCACGCTTCAGAGAGCTGTTTATTGCTAACGAAGGTGAAACCCTTGTCGGTATTGACTACTCTCAGATTGAGCCAAGACTAGCACTCCATTACTGTGCGGGTGAAGTAGCTAACGAATTAAAGGAGCTGTTTAACAAGACACCAGAGTCGGACTTTTATGCCATATTGATGACAAGTGCGCCAGATGTCGAGAGACAGGTGATGAAGATGGTACTACTAGCCCAGCTGTATGGGCAGGGGGAAGCCTCTTTAGCGCTGAAACTGGGTGACGCTGTTACAGGAAAACGTATTCTAGATGGATTTAATGGTAATTTCCCATTCTTCAGAGCACTGGCTAAGCAGGTATCTAGTACCGCACGTAGACGTAAGTACATTAGAACGGTTGGGCAACGCAGATGTAACTACAACGGCGCTGACTCTACTACATTACATAAAGCACCAAACCGCTTGATACAAGGGGGCGCCGCGGATATTATGAAGAAGGCGATTGTCGATTTGTGGGAAGGCGGGTGGTGCGCAGAGGACAAACTTGGTGCCCCTATCGCAGTTGTGCACGATGAGCTCATCTTCTCAACCAAGCTGGTGGGTGATGATTTAAAGTTGGCGCTTAAAGGGCTGGAAGATACTATGGTAA